CCATGAAGAAAGACATCAAGGCATGGGCCATCAAGCTCAGGGGCCGCAGCTTCTACAGCAACAACATTGGAACCCCCCACATCTATAAGACCCGAGAATCTGCTTTGGTAGGGTGCAAGCAGCTTGAGTTTTTTGATGTCATCAAAGTCGAACCAGTCCGCGTCAGAGTACGCATTGAGGAGATCGAATGAACATCGCAGACTCAGTGCAAGTCTTCAAAGCCTTGCTTGATGGTCCACACAGCAGACTCGAACTGGCGCGTATAGCGCAGTGCAACCCCAAGACTGTCGGCAAGCTGCTTGCTGAAATGAAAGCCCAAGAGCTGATCTACATCGCTGCCTACTCAGATCAAACTGATGGGCGCAACCGTGTCAAGATTTACGCACTAGGCCAAGGACAAGACGCCATGCCCAAGAGCTCGCAGCCTCAGCAAGTGCGCAGTCGCAGGAGCTACCTGCGCAAAGTGATGGTGGAAAAGCAGGCGAGAATTAAGACCACATTCGTAGGAGGAAAATCACTATGGCAGTGACTGAACACAAACTCACGCACGACCGCGCTGCTGTTGTGGACACCGGCAACCATTGGCGCGATGCCAAAGAATATCCACCACCCATCGGCGCGAAGATGCTGCTGATCGACAAACGCTTTGGCGTTGCCGTGCTGGGTTCGTGGAGAAGCAACGACGGTTGGACACACTGGGCACCACTACCAACTTTTAACAGGAGCAAAGAATGACAAACCCACTAGACGTGCAAGTTGATGGCGACCACTACAAGCAGATGAAGATACAGCCAGTAGAGTTCATCCATGCCAATGGCATTCCATACTTGGAGGGCAACGTAATCAAATACATCAGTCGCTGGCGCAACAAGAACGGCATGGCTGACCTTGAGAAAGCCAAGCACTACATCGAGCTGTTGATCGAACTGGAGAGCCGCGCATGTTCGACTCTTTAACCCAAGCACCCAAGTCCAAAAAGCTGTTTCATGGCACTGTCGAGGTGTTGCAAGTGGCCAACGGCTACATCGTCAACATCGGACGCAAAGAAGGCTACGAGTACGAGACGTACATAGCCGAGACCATCACTGACGTTAACGAGCGCATTGCCGCCGCTATCGTCGCATTTCAATTGGAGAGTTAAATGAGCACAGACCAGATCGAGTTGTGGCACAGACGTGCCAGACCTAAGCCAACAGAGGCAGACTTCAACGTGCAACTTGGGTGCCACTTCGAGGAGATCGAAGAGATGATGCGGTCAGTAGAGACCAGTGATCCAGAGCTGTGGGAAGACGTGCGGCTCCAAGTCCTAGCGTTATCCAGACTCCTCAAATCCAATCTCGTGGCCGCTTATGTCACCAACCGCAAAGAGTTCTTGGACTCGCTGGCCGATCAGGTCGTTACATCCGTTGGTGTTGGGTACTGCGCTGGCATGAAGACAGCCTCAGCTATCACCGCCGTGAACCGTAGCAACTACAGCAAGTTTGACAAGAACGGCTACCCCATCTTCAACGAGCACGGCAAGATTGCCAAGGGGCCTGACTATGCTCCACCAAACTTGGAAGGCCTGTACTGATGACCCCCATCTACATTGACTTTGAAACTTTTTACTCGACGACGCACACGCTCAGCCGCATGTCTCCGACCGAGTACGTGATGCACCCTGACACGGAGATCATCTCTGTGGCCATCAAGGTGGGCGGCGCTGAAACCTATGTTCTGTTCGGTGAGCAGAAGATCAGAGAGCACCTGCAGTCGCTTGACTGGTCAGACGCTATGGCAGTTGGTCACAACATGTCCGGCTTTGACTCGATGATTCTTGCATGGCGCATGGGTGTGAACCCCAAGATGTACGGATGCACCGCTGCTATGGCAAGGTCCAAGTACTCTAAGACCAGCGCGTACGTTAACGGCAAATCGTTGACTGGCGTGTCGCTCAAGAAGCTGGCTGTTGAGTTGAAGGTTGGCGTCAAGCTAGACCTCGAGGCTACCAACACCAAAGGCAAACACCTGTGTGATTTCAGCGAAGACGAGCTGGCCCAGATGGAGGACTACAACAAGGTAGACACCGACCTGTGTGCGGCTATCTTCAAGAAGCTCGCTCCATCATCCCCCAAGCAGGAGCTGATGCAGATCGACATGACTACCCGCATGCTGGTCGAACCCAAGTTCTTGCTCAACTACTCCATGGTGGATAAGGCCTTGGAGGATGTCAAAGAAGAAAAGCGTCGCTCCCTGCTTGAGCTGGCCCACACCCTTGGCATCGAACAGTTCGTTGCTGAGCGCCTTGATAGCGGCACTGATATTGAGGAGCAGGTTCGTGCTGAGCTGGCCTCGGCTGCCAAGTTCTCTGCACTGCTGGAGCGCCTTGGTGTTGAAGCCCCCATGAAACAGTCGCCGACCAACCCCGAGAAGCGTGTGCCTGCGCTGGCCAAGACAGACGATGCGTTCATCGCACTGCAGAACCACGAGAACCATGTAGTGGCTGCTGCCGCACGAGCCAGACTCGAGGTCAAGTCCACGCTGCTGGAGACACGACTGCAAGCATTCCTCAGAGCCGCCGACGCCTGTGATGGCAGACTGCCCGTGCCGTTGAAATACTGTGGCGCGGATACAACAGGTCGCTGGTCTGGTGAGCAGTACAACATGCAGAACCTGCCGCGCATCGATCCCAAGAACCCCAAGCCGTCCGACGCCCTGCGTATGTCGCTCAAGGCACCCAAGGGGCATAAGATCATCGTGGCTGACCTTTCTGGCATCGAGTTGCGGGTCAATATGTTTCTGTGGAAAGTCCCGTACGCCATGGAGCTGTTCGCCTCTAGCCCTGACAAGGCTGACTTGTACCGATACTTTGCAGCGCATGACCTGTACAACATCACCGAAGACGAGGTCACGAAGAACCAGCGTCAGGTGGGCAAGGTGGCTCACTTGGGTCTAGGTTTTGGTGCTGGCGGCGCTACGTTCCAGAAGGTAGCCAAGCTGATGGGCGGCATCGACCTGACGCTGGAAGAGGCCACTGATGTGGTGAACAAGTACCGCGACGCTCACGGTGAGATCGTCAACGGCTGGAAGCAGTTCCAGAACAACCTGACCAACATCCGTCAAGGCATTGAGGCATCCATAGACCCATGGGGTATGTGCCAAGTGGAGCATGAGGCTGTGCGGCTTCCATCCGGGCGTCGCATCTATTACCCGTCACTGGTCAAACAGAACGAGAACGGTAAGTCCGAATGGTGGTACGGCAACGGCAGGTCTAAGGCTCGCATCTACGCCGGGAAGGGCGTTGAGAACTTGGTGCAGGCACTGGCCCGTGACGTTATCGCTGAGCATGCTGTGCGGTTCTACAAGGACACTGGTTTGCGTCCATCGCTGGCAGTCCATGACGAGCTTGTGTTTGCAGTTCCAGAGAAAGATGCGCAGCAGCACCTCGATCATTTGCAGGGCATCATGCGCCAAGGCGTGTCGTGGTGGCCAGAGCTTGTGACGTGGTCTGAAGGTGACATTGCGGATTGCTACGGCGAAGCAAAATAATGTTGACAGCACTCACCATGCTGATAACATAGAGCCACGAACAAAAGGCCCCAACCGTCGAATGACGCATTGGGGCACAACCGCATTGGAACAACATGACAAACCCGGCTTGGACGTACAGCCAGCTCGACACATTCGAGACGTGCCCACGTAAGTTCTACCACCTCAAGGTCAAGCGCGACATCGTTGAGCCGCCTACCGTACACACTGAATGGGGTACACGAGTTCACACAGCGTTCGAGGACTTCATCAAGGACGGCGTCATGCTGCCTGAAGGTATGGAGCAGTGGCAGAAGCTGGCATTCAAGCTGGCCAAACTGCCCGGTGCAAAGCTGTGCGAGCAGGCATACGCACTCGACCGGAACTTCCAGCCCACCGAATGGAAAGGTGCATGGACTCGCGGCATCGCTGACTTGGTTGTGCTTCATGGCGACAAGGCCATCGTTGCAGATTACAAGACCGGAAAGCGCAAGCCCACAGAGCAGCTCGACCTGTATGCCAACTACGTGTTTGCACATCACCCAGAGATCAACAAAGTTACCACGGGCCTCATCTGGCTCAAGGAAAAGAAGATCGACTGGACGCCACGCGATCGGTCTGAGGTGCCTGTTATTTGGCAAAACTTCGTGCCCCGTGTGAACAAGCTGGAGTCTGCATACGAACGTGACCGGTGGCCAGCTAAGACATCGGGACTTTGCAAATCTTGGTGCCCCATATTGAGCTGCGAGTTCAACGGGAGAAAGAATGGCTAGTACACCAGAGGGGCGCATAAAAGACGCCATCAAGCGGCAGCTCAAAGCAATGGGCGCATGGTATTTCATGCCTGTGTCCAACGGTATGGGGCAAGTCGGAATTCCTGACATCATCATTTGCTACCGAGGTCTGTTCGTGGCAATCGAAGCCAAAGCCCCGGGCAAGAGAAACGCCGTGACAGAGAACCAAAAGCGCGTTATGGAAGCCATACGTACTGCACAAGGTTATGCTTGGGTTTGCGACGACGCTGCGGACATTCCTATGCTGTTCAACGCACTCGATATAACCTTGAAATTGGAGAGACCAAATGACCAAGTCAACAACCCGCAAGCTGGAATACCAGAAGGCATATAACGCTCGCCCTGAAGAAGTGGCCAAGCGTGTGAAGAACAACGCTGCACGGCGCGAAGCCATCAAAGATGGCAAGGCCAAGGTCGGCGATGGTAAGGATGTAGCGCACAAAAAGTCGCTCGAGAATGGCGGCGGCAACGGCAAGGGCAACACAGCAGTTCAAGACCGATCAACCAACCGTGGATGGAGGAAAGGCAGTGGCTCGTATAACCCCGACAAGTGACATTGGCAACTGGAGCAGACCACACCCGATGACACGCGCTAGGCCACAGATGTGGTTCGGTTGTCATGTACCTGAAGGCATAACTGCAATTACGTTGATGCGCAGCTACATAGATGACCAACTGCTGGTCCGCTGGCGAGTCAAGATAGACGACACCATCCACGAGATGCCATTTGAACAAACCGACGAAGGAGTCATGGCTGCACTTGTTGCAATGAAACTCACATGCTAATTCACAAAGAAAAAAAGGCTGTCGTACTCAAGCTCCGCAACCCATCAAGAGTGACGACAGTCATACCAACCGCGAAGTTGGTAGAACACAAAGGATCGACACTGGTTGCGGTACCGCACAGGCCCGACGAAACTCGGGTGCTGCGTAACTTGGGCTTCGAGGTTCCTGAACCCATGCCCATCCACTACGACTGGCCCAAGGTCAGCGGCAAGCATTCGCCATTCTCTGCACAGCTCGACACAGCATCGTTCCTTTCTATGAACAGCCGTGCGTTCTGCCTCAACGGTATGGGCACCGGCAAGACCAACAGCGCACTGTGGGCGTATGACTATCTGCGCCGCACCAAGACCGTGAACAAGGTGCTTGTGGTGTGCCCTCTGTCTACCATGGAGCGCACATGGGCGGACTCAGCCTTTCAGACGTTCCCACACCTTGACTGCGTTGTACTGCACGGCACGCGAGAGCGCCGCAACAAGCTGCTTGCACAAGACGTTGATATCTATGTCATCAATATTGACGGGCTATCTACCATCAAGGACGCGCTGGCCAAGCGACCTGACATCGACCTGATCGTCATCGACGAGCTTGCACTTGCACGCAACTCAGGCACCGACCGCTGGAAGATTCTCAACGCCATCTGCAACAAACAAGCGCCTCGCCGTGTGTGGGGCATGACAGGATCGCCAACGCCTAACGCACCTACTGACGCATGGGCTCAGTGCAAGCTGGTAACTCCTGACAACCCAACCATGCCCAAGTACTTCAGTGCGTTCCGCGACCGCGTGATGCGCCAGATCACCCCATTTAAATGGGCGGCTAGGCAGGACGCCAACGAGGCTGTGTATCAGATGATGCAGCCAGCTATCCGGTTTTCACTGGACGACTGTGTGGACTTGCCAGAGCAGACGTTCATTACCCGCGACGTGGCCCTCACCAAGGAGCAGGAGAAGGCCTACAAGGACATGATTAACAAGCTGTCCACCGAGTACGCAGGCGGTCAGATTCTGGCTGTCAATGAGGCTGTGAAGGCCAACAAGCTCATTCAAATTGCGTGTGGTGTCGCCTACGGGACAGATGGTGAACACGTCGTCATCCCATCCAAGCCACGCATGGACGTACTCAAGGAAGTCATCGAGGAATCTGAAGGCAAGGTCATCGTATTCGTGCCACTGACAGGCGCTTTGGAAAGCGTAGCGTCAGAACTACGTAAGGATTTCACGGTAGAAACGGTACATGGCGGCACCAGCAAGACTGACCGCGATCGTATTTTTGGTGAGTTTCAACGAGGGCTTGACCCAAGGGTTTTGGTGGCTAACGCATCAACCATGAGCCACGGTTTGACACTGACGGCAGCAACCACCATCGTGTGGTACGCCCCGGTTCACTCGAACGAGACTTACGAACAGGCTTGTGCGCGTGTAAGACGCCCGGGCCAGACAAGAACCACAGTGATCGTTCACATCGCAGGTACGGATGTTGAGCGGCGTGTGTATAAGAGGCTGCAAGACAAACAGTCTATGCAGGGTGTGTTACTCGACATGATGAAGGAACGGATAGACCAATGAAATTATCAGAAGCAGTGAGCCTGTACATACAGCTCCGTGACAAGAAGGCAGAGATGAAGGCTGAGTTTGATGCCAGCATCGCGCCGCTCAATGACAAGATGGACAAGCTGGAAGCCAAGCTTCTCGACGTGTTCAACAAGACCGGCATGGACTCAGTCAAGACTGAGAACGGTACGGCTTATACCGCTGTGCGTACAACCGCCAGCATCGCAGATCGTGAGGCCTTCATGGAGTTCGTGAAGGCCAACGAAGAATGGAGCTTGCTTGAAGTGCGTGCCTCAAAGACCGCCATCGAGCAGTTCCGTGACTCCAACAACAACGAACTACCGCCGGGTGTAAATATTCGGTCAGAACGCGTTGTCAACATCCGCCGCTCGGCATAAACTCTCAACCTCAACCAGCAAAAATCATGAACATCATCCCTTTCGATTCCGGCAGCAACCTGCCAGCATTCCTGAAAAAAGTCGACATCGCGGCTTTGAACTCTGACCTGACCGCCCACGCCGGTGGTGGCTTTCCTGTAATTTCGATCAAGGGCAAAGTCTTCGCAGTCGTCCGTGATGGTGAGCGCGAGATTCAGATGAACCCCAAAGACCCTGACAGCGCAGCTACCAGCCTGAACGTGGTGTTGTTAAAAGCCAACAAGGGCACCAGCAAGGTGTTCTACATCAAGGGCTACGACAAGGACACCAGCGAAGGTCAGAAGCCTGACTGCTACTCCAACGATGGCGTTGAGCCAGCGGCTGATGCACAGAACAAGCAGGCCAAGAAGTGCGCTACATGCCCACACAACCAGTGGGGCTCGCGTGTCTCCGAGAAGGGCGCTACCAAGGGCAAGGCTTGCGCTGACGCTGTTCGTATGGCCGTAGCCCCTGCAGGCCAGATCAACGACGCTATGCTGCTGCGTGTACCACCTGCGTCCATCAAGGCTCTGGGTGAGTACGGTCAGATGCTGGCCAAGCGCGGTGTCGGCTACAACATGGTCGTGACCAAAGTCGGCTTCGACTTGCAAGCTGAATCTCCTAAACTGACGTTCTCTGCTGTCGGCCTGCTGGATGACGAAGGCTTCGCTGAAGTGCAGGAAATCGCTGCGTCCGACATTGTGTCCAACATCCTCGGTTCGTCCATCATGGCTGCTGTTACCGCCGAAGCTGCTGCGCCTACTGAAGAAGCCGAAGAGGAAGCTCCTGCACCTAAGCCAGCGGCCAAGCCTAAAGCAGCACCCAAGCCTGCAGCGGAAGAGCCGGAAGAGGAAGCCCCGGCACCTAAGCCAGCGGCCAAGCCCAAGGCCAAGCCAGCTCCTGTTGTTGACGATATGGACCTCGACCTCGACGGTATCAACTTCGACGACTAAGCAGCCTGTGGGGGTCAGTGGCGTATCTTTTTTGACGCGGCTGAAGTACACTGACCCCCACTCTTGTGGGCCCGCTTGCGGGCTTTTTCGCTTTCTGGAGTCGTCATGAGTTGCATAAATACAACAGCAAGTGGGGTGAGCAGTGGACACCCTTAAGTTTCTCAAAGCAATCCTGCCCGAACACGGCATCCACTATCTGGCCCTGTTCAAAGAGGGCTACAAATTTCCAGCTCACAAGGTGTACACGGACCTTGAGACCATGGCTGATGCCATTGAAGGTATGGCTGGCAGCAAACAGCTGTCGGTGTACCACGCGTGTGCTTCGTACCAGAAGGCCGTCATCGAGTTGGACGAGCTGGACAAGAACGGCAACAACAAACGCAAATACCGAGTCCCTGAGAACTGGGACAAAGCCAAATCATTCTGGGTGGATGTTGACTGCGGCCAAGAGAAGTTCGACAAAGGGCAGGGCTACCTGACCAAGAAAGACGCTGTTGTGGCCATGGCCAAGTTTGCCAAGGACGTGGGCGTTCCAAGGCCGTTGATGGTTGACTCCGGTAATGGCATCCATGCCTACTGGCCCCTGACCAAAGACATTGGACCGGAGCTGTGGCGCAAGGTAGCCGTGGTCCTCAAGTCCACGTTGGCTCACTGCAAGGTTATCGCAGACCCGACGCGCACGGCGGACTTCAGCTCTATCCTCAGACCTGTGGGTTCTACCAACCGCAAGAACGGTGATGCCAAGACCGTCAAGGTGCTGGCCACCTGCGAGGCCGTTGACCCCAAATCATTTGCCGAGCCTCTGTTTGCATACGCCAAAGAGCACAGCGTCAAGCTGATCCGCGAAGCGCCCAAGAAACAGTATCAGCCGACTGATCTTAATTCCGATCTGACTGGCCACCTCCATCAATACCCAGAGCTGCCAGTGGATGCCGATCTGATGGCCAGCAAATGCCTTCAGGCGGGCGCTATGCGCGACAGCAAGGGTGACGTAGACTACGAGACTTGGCGCGGTGTAATCGGCCTTCTAACGCACTGCGAAAGCGGTCGTGAGTTCGCCCGTGACTGGAGCGCCGAGCGCGAGGCCACCGGCCATGGCCAGATCGACTGGGACATCCGATACGACACATGGGGTGCTGGCCCAACGACATGCGAGTTCTTCAGCAAGTGCAACCCCAACGGCTGCACCGGGTGCCAGTTCAAGGACAAGATCAAGACGCCGCTGGTGCTAGGTCGCGTTGCCCCTGAGCCCGAGGAGACTGTTGAGGAGGTCGTCACTGAGGCTGGTACTGTCGAGCAGACTACGGTCCCTGCTGTGCCTAGGGGCTACCAGTGGGATAGCCATCTGTTGAGCAGGATGATCCCTGACAAAGAGGGCGTCATGCAGGCGTTCCCCTTCTGTGAGAACTTGTTCTACCCCATCACGCGCATACGCGGCGAAGACGGCACGTTCCGTTATGGCATCCGGTTCCACTTGCCGGACAAGCGCATCCGTGAATTTGAAATCCCCGGCGAGTCAGTGGCGTCACCAACCGACATGCTGCGGGCCTTGGCCCGGTACGAACTCACCAAGAGCAACCACAAAAATGCAGGAGAGCACATGGCCGCATACCTGTTGGACCAGCTCCAAGCCCTCAAACGCAACATCTCTGAGACCAACACCCTGACCTCGTTCGGCTGGAAGGAAGACCACAAGGCGTTCCTGCTTGGCGAAACCCTCCATTCTGCTGACGGCTCTGAGCGCCCGGTGCTGGTGGGCGGCAATGCCAAAGAGCGTGTGGCCACGTTCCGCAACAACCGTGGCAGTCTCAAGGGCTACGCCGACGCCCTGAACTTTATGTACAACCGCCCCGAAGCTGTCCACTGGCAGTACACCGTGTGCGCTGGATGGGGTTCACTGCTGTCGCACCACTGCGAAGACCTGTACAAGGGCTTGATTCTGGCACTACAAGGCGGCAAGTCTGGTCGCGGTAAGACCACTGCATGCCACGCTGCGTTGGCTGCGTTCGGCAATCCTGAGCGCATGACCCTCAACTCCAAGGAAGGCTTCACCACCAACGCACTGTGGGCTACGCTGGGTGTGTTCAACAACATCCCTGTGCTGGCTGACGAGCTGACCAACATGGACGCTCCGGTGTTCAGTGACGTGGCGTACGGCGTATCCAACGGCCAAGACCGTATTCGCATGACCTCCAAGGGTGGCACTGTGGTGTTCGCCAAGTCATCCGAGTGGCGGCTGAACGTGTACGTGACTGGCAACCGGGACTTCTATGGACTGCTTGCGGCCAACCAAGCCAACTCACAAGCTGAGGCCGTGCGATTGATTCAACTCAACGTGGATCGCTACGACCCGCTGATGCTTGTGGACCGGGCTGAGTTCCCCAACACCGAAGAGGGTGAAGACGCATGGAGATCAGCTTCAGCCATGGTGGCTGCCGAGAACATCAAGCAGATGACAATCAACTCCGGGCATGCAGGTGCCGCCATGGTCAAGTACATCTTGGCCAACGAAGCTGAGGTTCACAAGGACATGCAGACCATGCTGTCCAAGTTCACCGAAGTGCTGTCCAATCCCAAGTTCAGGTTTTACAGGGCACACAGCGCATGCACAATCGTGATTGCCAAGATCGCCAAGAAGCTGGGCATTGTGAATTTCGATATCCGTGAGATGTACAAGTTCACCGTGGGCCTGCTGCACGAGCTGGCTGAGTCCGTGGAAGAGAACAACACTGTGTCATCGGAAGACGCCTTCCAGCGCATGGTTGGCCAGCTCAGCCCCCGCATCATCGTAACCACCGAATGCCGTGATGGGCGTGACGCCCGTGGCCCTGAGACTCCACGCAACCGCGTCAATGGTGCGATTGCAGGTCGATACATCCTTGGCACAGTCAACAACAAAGAGCTCGCTGGGCGCTTGATTTTGAGCCAGAAGGAAGTACGGGAATGGTGCATGGCCAACCGCATGGACTACCAATCCATAGTGACCAGCTTGAAGGAAGCCAAGGCTCTGGTATCCCACGGCGAGAAGTTTCTTATCACCCGTGGGACTGACTGTACGTCGCAGCAGACCCGCTGCATTGTGGTGGATACCAAGCGCCTGAACGCTGAGTCAACCGCACCTGTGTTGACCTTGGTTAGCAACAGACTTGACGGAGATGCTGCCAGCGATATATGATCCGCCCGCCGATTGTCATGTCGGTTCCTTTAGTGTTGAGAAACCTTTACCCCCGAGCTGAAAGGCCCGGGGGCTTTTTTTCGTCACTTGGCTTTGGACTTCAGCATGCAAGCGCCCATCTTGGCGCACTTGGCTGGGTTGGGGCACTTGGCACAGGGCTTGAAGGGAGCAGCTTTTTTGCCTGCGGGTTTGGCCGGGGCCATCATCTTTTTGCCGTACATCATGGGAATCTCCAGTTAGCATTTCCAAGCCCGCAGGCTTTTGTTGATTCGACTGTTAGGGTCGTTGGCAGTTTTTTCACTGGTCAGCTTCTCCTTCATGCCGGTCATCCGGGCACAGAATGAGTCACGTCGTGAGCCACCTTCAGGTTGAGGGGCCTTCAAACCCGGCTTGCCGGGGTTGGCTTTATTGTAAGAAGCACGCCCCTTGGCATTAAGACCACCCTTGGGGTCTTTACCTTCTTTGCGTGTCCACGCAGGTGTTTTGGCCATGGTGTTTCTCCTTAGTTGGCTGCTACATCTTCGGCCAGTTTACGCTGACCTTCGCGGTACGACACCCCACCAACCGTGCGCTTCTCGCGCTGCGCTTGCTCCTGTGGAGCCTTGAGCAAGTTAGACACGGGCTGAGGTGTGAGACCATTGCGCTGGCGAGCCTGCTGGAGTTTCGTCCATGCAGCACGGGCTTCTGCCATGGCTGCAGTGTCCTTCTGGCGAACCGCTTTGGCGTAGTCGTTCTTGATACGTGTGGTGCGGTCTTGGAAGTTTTTCGTCAAGTCGCGCATGCGGTTCTGGCGCTCGTAGGTCACAGCTTGTTCTACAGCAGGCACGCCCAGCGCAGTAAACACTGTGTCGAGGGCACTGATCTCGCTGTCAGGCAAGATCACATCGCCGTTTCGGCGAGTCATACCTTCAGCACCTTGGCGTCCAGCTTTGAGTGCGTCGGACACACCCTTTGGCATAACACGCTCAACACCCTTGTAGTAGTCACCGCTGGCAATCAGGCCAAGGCCGTCAATGATGCGGGACGTCATACCGAAAGCCGCACCGCCCATCAATGTACCGAGCGCCTCGGCGCGGCCTGCGTTGGTGCTCAAGTCAGCGTTGCTGAATGGCATGATGGACAGCATGTTGCCAGCGCCGATCTTGCCGGACAAGTCCATACCCACAACGGTTGGAGCGCCACGCATGATGATGTTAGCCCACTCAGGGCCAAGCGCCTTACGCATTTCAGCAGTCAGGTCGTATGGCTCGTCCTCGTCACTGAAGGCGCTCAGGATGGCTGAGACAGCTGCATATCCGGGTATGCCCATCATGCCAGCGAACACCGCAGTGTGGCTCAGCGCGTAAGTCAAAGTCTTTATAGCTGCAGCACGTTCATCAGGCTTGGTAAACGCATCACGGAACAGCTTGTAGAAGAACGCGATCTGGATCAACTGGAACTTGCGGAACTGCAGCGCCACCTTACCCCACTGGGTGTTGAACGCACGAGGAGCGTTGAAGGCGGTGTAGTCACCATGGGTGTCCGACAAGATGTCAGCAGCGTACTGGGTTGCCTTATCAGCATCCTTAGTCCGGGCGAACTCCAAGCGGTAAGCAGCGATGGCTGTAGACAACCGGTTGACCGCTTCAGTTTTTTGCACGGCCAAGCGCATGCCCTTGTTCAGGCGTTGCGCAAACTTGCTGAGTTTGTTGTCGGCGTCTACCTTGTACTCATTGATCTCAGTGGCCAGACCAATGTCGATCTTACCTTGGTTGACCAACTCGTTGATAGCTTTACGCACATCAGCAGGCACTTTGGAGAAGTCAAACTGCTCGTCAAACAACTTCACGTCCTTGAACAGCGGACCCAACTCACCATACGCCTTGGCCAGCTCAGCAGCGGCCTTGGTGTAGTCATGGCGACCTGCCATGGCAGGCAGGGACATCATGAATGGCTGTGTCAAGTTCTGCAAGTAGTAGCCGGGGCTGGAAGCCAAGAAGAACTTGGATGCCATGTTGGTCAAGCCGCTGATAAATGGGTTTGGCTGCGGGTCCAGCGTACCTGCGTAGCGCTTGGTCAACTCGTCGAAGATTTCAGACTTGCGTTCGCGGTCGCCAGTGCGTGACTGGTTGCGCATCTGCTGCAGGGCATCCTGAATCTTAGGCTCAAACTCAACGCTGGCCAAGAAGTTGGCGTCGGCACGACCCTGCTGGGTGAACGACTGGAGCATGTCCACTTCACCGGCCACACCACGACGACGCATCTCAGACTTGCGAGCACTACCCTCAGCCAACGCCTCCAAGTACAACTGGTTGATGATGTTGAGCAGCTTGCCAGCGGTCGGGTCTTTCTTGCCAGTAGCGTCCTGAGCACGGCGATCCACAGCGGCACGCATCTTTGTCAGGGCTGGCAGCATGGCCTCACCACTAAACGCCTCATCAAACGACTCAGAGCGCGAAACAACTTGCGGGTCGGTGAATACGCCTTGCTCCGCCAGTCTGTCACGCAGGCTACGGGCTTGCCACTTGGTGTCTGTGAACGACACATGGTAGTGGTCTGGGTCGGACTCCAGCTTCTTGAGCGTGGCTGTGTCGTTGTTAGCCTTGGCTTTTTGGTACTCAGCGGACTCACCGATTACCACATAAGAACCAGTGCGCTTGATGGGCGCGTAGGGTACGCCCTCGCGGATGCGGAACAGCGTCTGGAAGCGCTTGAGCGTAGCGGCTTTTTCAGCCTTGAGGGTGGCCTCTGTCTTGGTATCGCCAGCAGCCTGAGCTGCCTTAATCATGGCGTCGTACTCAGAGTTGGTAGCCTCCAAGACAATTTTCTTCTTGTTGGACAGCGTGGCGTCACCATGGGCAAACACGTCTTTGACGAACTGCTGAGCCTTGGGCCCCAACGCATCGAACGCAGCGCCCATCTTGGCATCACGGTATTTGCCGTAGCCCCACCTGCCTGTGCGGGTAGATTCAAACAAGAACTCGTTGACCGAGCCGGGGCCGCTGCCCTTGGCATTGTCCTCAATGGACGCATAGCGGTCGGCAATCTTTTCGATCTTGCGTTCCTCTTCACTGACCTTGGCATTACGCGAAGCAAGGTGGTCGGAGAAAGTCTGAGCAGCAGGCAGGCCAGCAGCAACGGCACGCTTGACCAAGTCACTGGTAAAGACGGCATAGTCAAGGTACTTGCCACCCAGATCACCAAGGGCTTCAGTTACACGCTTCACCGGCTGCTGAGACATCTGCGGCAGCTTGGCGATGTTGCGGTCGATCAGCCCTTGTTTGGCTTGGCGGCTGGCTCTAAGAATTGCTCCAGCAGGCTGCGCGTTTTGCTGTCCAGTTTGAACTTGTCCTGACTGAGCACCTTGCTGGGCACCTTGGGCGCGTTGGTAGTTTGTGGCTTTGACTTGTTCATGTGCCTTCTCCATAAAAGCGTAGGTCGTTGGCAGGTTATCACGGAGGTAGTCCATGCCGCCATTCATGTTGGAAAAAGCCCACACCTGTGCGAAAACTTCCTCACGCAGCTCTTGCATTGTCAGCGAGCGGTTTTCCAGGTCTGTCATGTCCAGAGGGTAGTTGAGCATGCCGCCCAAAGCAGATGTCTCGCTGTTGTCTTCCCAGTGGTTCAAGAGTTCGTCTGCAACCGTGCCGAGGCGCATGGACATCAGCTCGCCGTTTACGCGAGACATTCTGAACTCCGCACCGCCAGAGAACTTACCAGCGCCGCCCTGAACCTCGTCGATACCGTGGCCAACTTCATGCAGCGTGGCAGTGGTAGCCAGAACCTTGTCCTTGAGGATCACACCGTTGTAGATGATGGTGCGCTTGCCGTCGATCATTGTGTAGATGGCGTCCCATGATACTGGGGAGAACGTAACCATCCACGAGTCGATGGCGTCAACAGCGTTACCCATCCCCGAGCTGCGCAGGCTACGGATACCAGCGGCGATGCCCTCGGAGTAACCAGACAAGTCGTCCAGCGAAGCCTCAACAGACTCGAACTCTACACCGCTCTGGTCGGCAGTACGGACGCTGCGGCGCGACTTGCGCAAGAAAGCTTCTTGTTGCTTTACAGTCGACGTAAGTTTTACCAGTTCGGGGCGCAACACTACAACCTGATCCGCAGCAACTCCAACGTCTGCGTCTGGGGCTATGTCAATAACGTCCACGCCAGCGTCAATCAGCTTCTGCGTCATCCCATCAGATTCGCCAAATGTGTTTAGCTCGTAAGACTTTGCGTCAAGCCAGTTGTCACGAATGCGTGTACGCAGTTCAGCTTCTGTTGTTTGGGTGTACTCGTTGTTTACGTTGGCGTTCAAAAAGTCAGCCAGTTCGCCTAGGGTATTAACGCCCTCAGTATCAAACCCACCGTACTTGGCGGCGCTCTGTTTCTGCTCACGAATGTACTTTTGAACTGCTTGGTCTAGCGTAATAGAGCGCAATTCTTTGGCTGTTGATAGCCAGTCAAGCCCATCTACGGCAAGTTTGCTAGCCATTGATTGTGCGCTTGGTTCACCGACTCGTTTGGCCAGTGCCTCAAAGTCAGCCATGTTATTTATGGTGACCACGTTTACATCGCTTGGCAGTTCAACGTCCACATAAGAGTCGTAAACAACGGCACGACCAGCAGCGGCTTTTTCTTTGTCAAGCCACCAGCCTTCAGGGCGGGTTAAGTACACAGCTTTACGGCCAAACTCTGAGTACGTGTACTGGCGCTCTCCACCTTCTGGGTCCATGTGCCCGAGCTTCTCTATCATTGCCTTATTGGCTGCGGTTGTGCCGTGGCGCAGACGTACAGCTCGTTGTGCAGGCGCAGCAGCTCTAGCCAGCTTGGTCAGCTCAAGCTCAACGTCACCACGCTCCCAGTTGTCGGGGCCAAACTCAATGAAGTTCTCCTGCTGCTCTTTGGTCAAGTCAGCGAACTTGGGGGCCTCTGGGAAGTCAGCAGCGACTACATCCCACGCTTGGGCGGCTTGCTCGGCTTCGGTGAGGATTTTGGCTGGGGCTTGGGCTTTACCTTCTGCGGCAGGCTTTTTGGCACGCCGTACTTGTCCGCCCACTCTTTGGCCAGCTTCGGCTTCTGGCTGAACAGATACCCCTGCTGGGCTTTCGACTTGAACGGCATCGGTTTCTCCTTCAGCGGTTACTTTGCCTGCATCACGGCGCACTTCGGCTTGCTTGCGCTTGCCAACAGCTTTGGCTTTCTCAGTCAGGTCTGCCATCTTGGCCATGAGCTCAGCGATTACTTTTTCATCTGTCTCAGCAGCCAGCGCCTCAAGCGTGGCGTCAATCTCTTTGTCCAGCTTGGTAAAACCTTCGACCTCAGCAGTACCCGCACCGGCAGTTTTGACGATGTTTTCCAGCCCACCCTCAATGGCTTCAGCTTCAGTAATTGCACCCGCAGCTTGGCCGCGACCAAACACTTCGCGCTCCACTTCAGTGCCGAGCTCTTCTTGAGGTGCGATGTTGAACGCCTCAGCGATCTGGGCATCGGTAAGACCAAACTGGGTTTTTGCTCTGGCAATACGTTCTGGCCAAGTCTTCTGGCCTGTGGCACCAGCTATCTTCTGAATGGCCTGACGGCTCAAACCGTACTTGGTAGCCGCTTCCGGCTCAGGCATGCCCATGCCCACCACGTCAAAGATGATGTCGCCGTTACGTTGGCCAAAGATTTGCTGCAGCGTAGCCTGACGTGGGTCTACGACTGGTCCTGCGGCGGCAGGTGTTTCTTGTCCTTGCGTTTCTGCTTGCTGGGCTTGAGCGGCTTTAGCGGCATTTGCGGCTTCCAATACAGTCATTGGTCGAGGGGCACGACGGAAACGAGTATCCGGCGCGGGGGCGGCTGCAGGGGCAGTCGTAGTTACAGGGGTAGGTGGTTGCCCGGTGGTGCTTGGAAGAACGCCAGTTTGTTGAAGTGGGGCTCCAGCTGTTGGGGCACCTCCACCCATCGTTCCTGTGACAGGAGCAACGCGTCCTGCATCTCCCACAGTTCCTTGAACGACAGGGCTCCCGACTCCCAAGCCTCCTGCAGGCTGCTGTACAGTAGAAACTCCTGTGCCACTTGCTGCCTCCTTGCGGGATTCGATGATGGCCGCGTCCATCAGCTCCGTAGCTTTTGTCAGGCGGCTTGGAGTCATGTACTTTGCGGCGGCGTAGTTCCACACAGGAACCATGGCTGGAGATGTGGGGTCAACGCCCTGCTCTTCCATTAGCGCAAACAGCTGACGGCTATTGTTGTTTGGAATTACCTTGAGCTCATCGCGCAAGAAGACATCGCGTGGATCACGAGTAGTAGCTACCTTGGCAGCGGTGCTTTCAGCCACGGCAGTCTGTGCTGGATTGGCTTGAGTCAAGTCCATGACGCCAGCGCTGCGCTGCATCAACTCGCCAGCAGTCAGTTCACGCTCAACGCCGGTAGCTGGGTCAGACACAAACTGGCCACTGGGCTCATCGAACGCCGCCTTGAACTGCTCCTCATAGCCCTTACGCGATGGGCGCACAATGCCTGTAGTCTCGTCGACGAACTTCTTGAGGCCGACTGTCTGGTCAGCAGTAACGAACTGCTCTGGCCGTGGGCGGGTAATGGTGTCTTGTGGAGCTGTGAGGTCTGATTCTTCAGCCAAACCGCGCTGGCCAGCAACTGCGGACAAACCACCACGAACAGCACCGCCACCCAAGAAGGCTTTGGCTCCGGCCACGCCATACTCATCCAGAGCCTCTGGGGTAGTGAGAGGCTTATACGCACCAAAGCGCTCAAGCGCAGTCTGTGGAATCTCAGTAATGGTTTCTTCAAGACCGCCGCGAGCTGCCTGCTTGCTTATGGCTTTCCAGAAGTTTTCACCAGTTTCCCGCGCTAGGAACTGAGTACCCTCACCAACCAGTCTGCCAGCAATGCGCTCAGCACCCAGACGCTCCAAAGCAGCAGCAGGAATAGTCGCACCGAGAGCTCGTGGGCGGTCGTCAATGCCTTGAGCACGTTGTTCAGAACGAATGCCGCCGTAGGTCTGAGCTGTTATAGGCAACAAGCCACCAACAACACCACCTACCGTCTGGCCAGCCAAGACGCCCAATGGGCCCAACGGAGCACCGAGCAAACCACCAACAGCTCTACCGGCAAGAGTGCCGCCAACGGCAATACCTACTTGAGGTACGATTTCACCCACAGCCTCACGCGCTGTAGTAAATGGGCGTGACAGGACATCTTCAAAAGACTGAATCTCGCTTGGGTTGCGGCGTGTTACGCCTGTGCCGTACTGCTCTACACCACGGCCAATCTCTTCAGCGCCAAGGTCACGCAGGGTAGAACCAACGCCAGAAACGAATTGACCGGACGCACGTCGTACGTCAGACAAAACACCGGGCGCATTGGGCTTCTCGGGGTTAAAAACACTGGTGTTTACCGCGTCCCAAATGCCAGCCATGATGCGTCCTTATCTCGGAATTTGACTAATCAAACCTTGGCGTCGTGCTTCTCGTTCTGGCGATGGCAACCAAGGCAAGCTCCCCGGGTCCACTGGAGTTTGGGGGTATGTCTTATTGTAAGCGTCAACGTCCGATCTCGTAAGCGGTTTTCCTGTGGCAGGGTTAACACCAGCCTCCAAAACTTGGCGGGCCGCAGCAGGCGCATACCCACGACGTACGAAGAACGCAGTGCGCTGAGCCTCAATAGCTTCAGGTGGGGTGTCTGCCTCAATAAGCTTTTGTTCGGACTTCAGCCAAGCATCACGGTCGGCGTCACGAGCAGAACCCCGTTTGAGAGCCTCAATGGCTGTAGCAGTATCTTTGTATGTGCCATCCGCAACCAACGCTTTAGCTTGAGTAACTAAGTCGGCGGAAGCAGAAGGCTTACCGCCAGCCTCGTAGAGGCCGCGAAGCGCTCTGTCTTTGGCGGCAGAAGCGCCGGAAGCCTCAACGGCAGCATTAGTTTTCTTCACATCCAAGTCGTACTTGGCCAGCTCCAGCCAGCCACCGGGCTTGGCTTTGGCGTCGACAATCATGCCCAACTCACGCTCGTTCTTGGCGTCAGCGAACAGTTGGCGTGAGCCGTCTTGGTTGACTTGGATGACACGGAACGGGTTCTTGGGGTCACGCTCCAGCTTGAACGACGTGTTCTGCTCGTCAAACCATTCCAGCGCTGAGGTAACACCCTTGGCGCGAGACTGGCGATAGCCCTCCTCGAACTTCTTGGACTGCAGGCTGATGTCGTTGAGCTCTTGCTGGGTGTAGTTGGCCCGTAGCTGTGCAGCGGCTTGCGGACCTTGCAGCTCTTCCACCAAGCTCAGAATAGCCTGTGTGCGTTGCTCAGGTTTCTCAAACTGTTGCTGGTTGATGTCGGCAAGGCGTGCGTCAAGCGCAGCTTGCAGATTTTGTGTGCGTTGCACCTCAGTTAACTTAGCGCCAGTCAACAGCCCTTGCTGCTGTGCAGCGGCTTGCCTAGTTGCAAAGTCTTGCACCTCACGACCTTCACGGGCAAGAGCACGTTGCTGCTCGTACGCACGAGCTTCCAGTGCATCGGCTTGGGCCACATCACCGTACTGGCGGTATACACCTGCAAGGCCTTCAGCTCGCATAGGGGCTGCAGCTTGACGGGCTTCTTGGCGGGTGCCGTAACTCTGAGGGCCGCTGGCCACAGAGTAGTCAGGGGCCGTGAGCCCTTGACGGCGAGTCAGTTCTGCAATGGCTTGGTCATACGCAGGGGCTTGGGCAGGGTCTTGCTCGCGTAGTCCTTGGAGCTGCTGAATGTTTTCCTGCAAGCCGGGGCCGTAAGCCCCTTGAGTGACGTCGTACCGTGCAGACTCTTGCGCTAGGTCACGGGCTTGTTTGGCCCCAGCAATAGCCTCAAGCCCTTTGCCGATGTTTCTAAAATCAAGACGCATGGTCGACCTCCACCATTTCAATGCCGAGACCGGCGTAATTTACTGCCATGAAGCCATCGGGCATCGTGAACACCATGTCTGGGTATGTCTCCAACACGTCCTGAGCCATCACGCCGAGGAAGCGGCGACCAGAACCATTGATGTACTCGAACTCGTACAGTGGCAACATGGTGCGTTCATCACGGCCAACCAGCTCAATGTTTTGCTTCAGGCGGCGATCAGAGAAAGCTGTATAAGCCTTGGCAGCGCCAGTGAGAAGCCCACCAACATCCAACCCTTGTTGCGACATGCCTGCGTTGTACGCAGAAGTCTGTGAGTTGAGTACAGTTCCCATAGTCTGACCAGCAGCGCCGAGACCCTGCTGATACTGAGAGCCCGGGGCCATGGCCGAGGTCATCCCTGCGGAGCCTGCGCCTGTAGCGCCCTGATACGCAGCGGTCGAAGCGCCTGCGAGGCCACGGCCAAGGCCTGTAACGTCCATCCGGCGAGCCCAGCCCATCTGTTCTGCTTGCTGGCGTGCCGCATTTGCACCCCCCGCCTGCATGGACGCCAACGCAAGGGCGTTCTGGTTAGCCATCGCCATACCAGCCCCCGAAGCTGGATTCAATCCGCGTCGCGCAGCTTCTCTCCCTGACACACCCTGAGCCCCCTGAAAAGCTGTAGCGGCTTCAGCGGCTGCACGAGCGGCGATCTGCTGTCTGTTAGCATCAGTGTCGTAGGCCTGCGCAGATGTAACGAGGCCTTGCTCCACCGGGCGGAACGTCTGCTGCTGGTAGTCGTAGTAGTCTTGGGCTTGGCGCATCTGTTGGTCTTGCGCAGCCATCTGCTGACCGTAGACCTGTCTGGCCAGAGGCATCATTTCAGCGTACTGCCGCTTGGAAAACGCCAATTGCTCCCTGCCGAGAGCTTCCATGCCAGAATAGTCTGGTGGTGGAGGACTAGATTTACCGCCCATGATTTACTCCTTCAGCCAGCGACATGTGTCGGGCCACATTACCAAAACGTGCATGTCGGCACCGGGGGCACCGTCTTTCATGACGAACTCTTCCTCGAACCCAAGGTGTTTGTCGAACGCTATGATGTGCGGCTCGTTGGATGGTACCATCCCAGTCAAGCGCTTGAGCTTTGCGTAGTTGAACGCGTAATCGCACACCGCACGGAACAGCGGGATGATCTTCTTGGTCTGCTTGGCGATAGCTATGTGGCATGTCGCGTTGGCTCCATTAAAGTTGTTGACGACCACCCCGGCAAGCACCTCGTCACCTTCGACCACACCGAGCGCATAGAAACTGCCCCAGTCAGCACCTTGGCCGACTTGGCTTGCAACCCACGCACCGATGCGATCTGCTTGGTCATAGACGAGTTCTGCCATGGTGCGTATTATGGCTCATTCAACCACACAGGTAAATGCACGCGATCTGCTTGACTTCTGTTGGCGACGCAAATGTCACAGCCTCTCTGGCTTTGGCAACCGTACAACTGCGCACAATGTCGTCAGCCTGCTTCATGCCCTTGCCCGGCGTAGAGCTGGTAACAATTAAGTCGCCCACGGCAATGTCGCCGTTCTCACCACAAACGCTGATTAAACCTTCCCCTAACGCGTTGATAACGACATAGGTGTAAGCAGCCCTGACTGCCGCCAACTCTGCTTCAGACAAACTACGCAGTGCGTTGGGCAAAAATGGATTGGGATCGTCTTCTGTCGGCACCCTGTCTATTGGAATAGGTGAAAGCGCCACGAAAACCCCCAGCGCCCCTTTCTGGTTTGGAGCGCTCGACCGAACAACTTCCGTGATTTGGTTAGAGATGTTGCCTTTGGCGACGACGTGGGTGTCTATAACGATGTCTCCGGGCTCCAATGCCCCAACAGAACCCTTGGCTACAAGCGCATCGTGCGCTCCGGTAAACGTGCCGTAGTCGAACGTGCCGGTAGGAGTGCCGTCAGCGTAAAAGTTATACCCGTTGGCCGCACCCACAAGGCCAGAAGTACCTTGAAATTGGTTCGAGCCTCGAACGCCGTGTGCGCTACTGCTGCTGTTGCTAGCGACGGAAACGCCACTGACTCCTACCCCAGAGAAGTTTGTAGTTCCAGTGATGGCTGGCGCGCTCGGCGAAGCCAGATTTCCTGCAGTGATGTTGTAGCCGTTAAGTTCACGGTAGCCCACCACGGTGCCGTTGTTACCTGCGCTGAGCAGCGTTCCAAGCGAGCTTGCAGCGATGCTAATTGACGCCCCTGAGAATGTTCCGCCGTTAATTTTTGACGCAGATAACGTGCCAGTGACCAGCAAATTACCATCAATGATGACTCCCGGGTCAACCCACGAAGTTCCACTCCAGTACTTTGTAGCCGCAAAGTTGGTGGTGTTGCTGATCGTCACGGTGTCGCCGATAACCCGCGTAGAGCTTCCCGTAGCTGAAGTAATTGCGTTGTTGGCGGCAGTGTCGGACCACGACGACCCGCTGATATAAAGTTGGATGCTGCCCCTAGTTCCCGTAGCACCCGTAGCACCAGCGGAGCCGTTGGCCACATAGCCAATTGAAATGAGGTCTGTGTAGGTACCAAACGCGTCTGTAATAGTCGCAGTGATGGTAGCCCCGGTAGTGGCGATACTTGATGTGGAGAGCGTGCGGGTGTTGCCTGTCCCACTCAGCGTCCCACCGACAATGAAGAACGTCGCGGTACCAGTTAGCCCACCAAGTAAATTGGCAGTAATCGTGATGCTAGTTGGTGAGCCCGTAGATGCGTTGTATACGTATGTGGATGCTGTTAACTTGACAGACTTTGTCTGGGCGTTGATGCGCACTTGCCCGTTAAGGTAGATGCCCCCAGAGTCTATACCAAACGGCACGTTGGCCACATCCGGCGAATTGGTAAGCCCGCCCGTGTACGTTGGCGAAACGATGGCGAACTTTTCCGCAGAAATGATGAATGCACTAGACGGCGTACCGTCTACCTCAGTTGCGGCGATACCAAAACCAGCAAGCGCTCCACCAGCGGACACTTTTAGTGTGTACTGCGCACTAAGCCCTTCGGTAAGGCTGGCCTGCGTAGACAGCGTTTCTTCAAGCGATGCTCGGCCCGGAGAACCATCTTGGTAGTAGTTGCCCAGACTAGACTCAATTTGCGTAACAGCAATACCCTGTGAAGCTGTCTCCGACGCAAAAGCTGCCATCGTGTCACGGATGCCAGTGGTGGTTAGGCCCAGCGCCGCAGTGACCTCTTCAACAATCGCAGCGATAGCCTCGTTGGCCGTTGAAGAAGAAATCTCTACCCGTGTTACGGCAGTACCTCGCGCAGCAGCTTCTGACGCAATAGAGGTAGCAATGAGCTCACGCAGCGGAACTGCCAAACCATCGAACCGTGCGGGGTCGTCAATTGACCGCATAAGGTCACGGTACAACTGCGTGTTCCTGATGGAGTTCGCAAAAGCCTCTATGGACAAGGTGGCGTAAAGTCCGTTGCCAATCGGGATGACTGTCTCACCCGGCGCAGGTGTAGGGATTCCAGTTTTGAAGTTGAGCTGCCCCGCCAAAGCGTCCAACTCTCGCTGCGTTACAGCGCGTTCCGCAGTGTTTCCACGAGACCCAGTTCTAACCTCGATCCACTCCGTGACTGCACGAATCCACTGCTGCAACGCAGCATCGGCCACACTAATTTTCGGGATGCCGGGGAGTTTCGCGGCTCCAGTGTCCAAGCGGGTAGTCATATGGATTGCAGCTCCTGCGTAGAGCTTGTCATGGTAACACGCGTAATACGAGCAGAGGACTCTACCTCAAGCTCATGTTCTAACCACCGCCCAACCGGCAAGCGAACTGGGTCTATGCCAGTTACCACGGACGTGTGTCTTAGCTGGCCATCAGCGTACCACTTAATTGTGGCGGGGATAGTTTGATCTTGGTCTCCGAGCACTTTGAGCCAGACAAACTGGTTTTGTGCGGGCAGCGTTATAACGCCGGACTTCCACACACCAGTGCGCAGTGTAGAGCCGCCAAACGCCGAAGAAATAGTGGTGCCTGACGCCACGTACAAGATGTCCGCTACGCGATCTACGTATGCTGCTGTTGCAGGCAAGGACGTACGCCCCAGCTTTTTCGTACTGAGATCAAACGTCAAACAGCCGCCGCCGCTACCCGAGTAGAACAGGTAGTAGATGCTTTCATGCTCTATGGCGTACATAGTGCTGGGCTGTAGTGCTTGCCAGTCTTCTCGCGTGTACAAACCGGCAGTAGCTACACTAACCCCTGCTTGGCTTGCTACGCACAATCCGTCTGGCGACGCATACAGAACGCCGCCTTGCACTGATGCAATAGACCGACGAGATGCACAAGACTGGTTGCTCTCCAACTTTTGAGCAGTCATGGACGCAGAGTCTGCGCCATAAATAAAGTACGGACTGGAGGTAGTACCCACGAACAACGTCTGCCCGAAAACGCCAAGGCCTACAATCGGAAACTCTGTGGTGATTTGGTACTCTACCGGCCACGCATACGGCGCGTAAGGCTCACAGAACGCAACAGTGTTGTCGTAAAAGCCAGCCATGATGCCGTTTGGCATGCCTACTAGCCCGCGCAGGTAAGGGTTACTGCCGACAGGCGGCTTCGGGTCTGTGCTGGACTGCAGGTCCATACGGTATGGAGGTTCCGCCCAAGAGGCTGTGGGGCATAGTTCTCCAAGCTCGGAGCCTTGTTTGGTATCTGTGTAACTGGCGGCAGACACTGAGACTTCATCAATAAACTGAAATGGCGCACTTGGAGCGCCGCTGTTGGTTCTGTATATCCGCCACTTCTCAATGTTCCTTGACGCGTAGCTCTCAGCTGTGACGAGCGCTGGTCTGCTTATCGTGGCCGAGTCGTTTTGGTCAAGCTCGAGAAGGTCAGACACTGCGCTTGGCGCGGACTCTTCGCCCCAGTCCGTCACCATAGTGACAACGTAGAACCTAGACTCGACAACTCGGGACACTATGGGTGCAGTCAGCAGGCTAACACCACCGATAGAAGACAAAAAGTCATTGGCTGGGACAGAGCTTTCAACCACTTGTTTGAGCGCAGCACGCATAGCGTCTTCAACGGCAACTGTGGTGTCGTAGGCCTGTCGTTGCGCTTTAGCGGCGTTGTCGTGCGCAGCCAAAATATCAGCATCATCGTCACTTGGTTCAATCTCGGACGTCAACAAAATCTCCGTGAAAGACTTAGCGAGTGCGTCAAGTCTAGCCTTCTCAGAACGCGCCACAAGCGCAGGGCTCACACGCTCTTGCAAAGTTGTAGCGAATTGGGTGGCTTGCGCCGAAGTAAATACAGGCTGTCCCGCAGAGCTGCCGGACTCTGGCGGATATACGATGGCCTGCAAAGCAGCGACAATTGCGTCTTGCTTTATGCGCACTGTCCACGGAACACAAGTGATGAACGTCAAAAGATCACCGTTATCTAAAAACACGCCACCGATAGTCTGCTCAGTCAACTTCAGAACCGCAACACGCGCAGCGGGGATAACTAACCACAAGTCCGCAACTCGACTCGAAAAACCAGCACTAGAAACAAGTGTGTTGTCAGAAAACAACATGCCGTAGGTGCTACTAGGCCCGCCGTACATAGTGCTGTTAATTCTTCGCGGATGCGGCTCCACGGTCTCGTAGTTGTTGAATACCGCATTGCGTATGGCCGCTGAGACCTGCTCATACAGGAATGAATTAGCCTCGTCGGGGGTAAACTCGTCGGTGATATTTAGCGTGACTACCGGCTTAACTGCTCGTGGAACACCCAGAACGCGGTCTTGGCCAGTAACATCTACCACGCGTGGCTTGGCGGAGCCGTCATCAAACGTCGTATAAGTTCTTTCGGTGCGCTCGTCGTCAATTTGCCCCTTGACGTAGCTTCGTTCGCTCGTAGAGGTTATCCAGCCTGTTGTTGGGTCAGAGTTGAAGGTGCCATCAGCTTTGCGGGCAAATCGGTACAGCGTCTTTGTGTTATTTGCACAAGTGGCCACAGCCGCTGCTACTTTGGTCGGGCGAAACTCAGCCAAGTTAAGGTGCAAATTACTGTTTACCTGTGCAAATCCAGCAGGGAGGACACGTGGAGAGGCTGATGGAATTTCACCTCCGAACTGCGTAATGTCTATAACGGCCATGATGATTTCCTCACTAGACCTGATTGTACCCAGTCACTGTGCTTTGCACACGTTAGTCGCCCAGTCTTGCAGGGCGGTCACTTGGAGGCTGAGTCGGTCAGCGTCTTGAGCCACTGATCTATATTCGTCTGCGCACGTTGCGAGAAGGTCGCGGGCGGTGCTGGCTTCGACAAAGATGGCGGCAGATTCGGGACACGTGGGGGCTGGACGGGCGTTGAGTCGGGTAACTTCGTCGCGCAACCCACGAGCAGAGCGAGTGGCAGCAGCAGACTGATCCGCCAGACGGGCGTTGGTTTTTTCCAGTTCACTGGCGATCCTTTCGGCGTTGGTTTGCATGGCCTGCTCACGGGAGCGGGCCTCAGCTTCAGCACGGCGTAGTTGCTCCGCATGGTGCTTTTCGATGCGGTCGAACTTCGAGTTCCAGCGCCAGTCCTGCACCTGCCACGCCGCAGTAAATGCGACGGCTGCGCTTAACAACCCAACAGCGACGTGCGTGTAGATCACTTGGCCCCCAAACACTGACGGTGTTCGTCTTGGCGACGTTTGGTCAGGCCGGGCAGAACCGAGCCTTGAAAGCGATCCCAACGCAGCAGCTCATTGCAAGCGCCAGTGTAATCCCGCGCCTTGAGTTTACGAACCAGAGTAGAGCCACAAGCCGCCTTGGCACCCACGTTGAACGACCAAGAAATTATCGAATCCCACTCGTGCTGGTACATGGGCACTTCACCGATGCACTGGCGCATCTGCTGCTGGAAGGCATCGGCCTGAGAGTTCAGCCGGATCAGCGCCCGCACAGGGTCAGTCTTTTGGCCGAGCTTCACGCCCTGAGCGTCGCCAAAACCGAGTGTGGGTCTGTCGCCCTTGACGGGGATGTAAGCCTCTTCACGGTAGCCCTCATGCACGGCCAAGCCCACGAGCGCGGAGGCGCTAAGAGTCAAGCTGGCAACGAGTACGCGGTTCATCTACAAGCCTTTGATGTCTTTGTAGATGACATAAATCTTGTGGCCGATCATCAGCACGGTGTAGATCAGCGTGGCCCAGAGGAGAATTTCGGAAATCTGATACCCCGCCACGGAGGCAATCGACACGGAAATTGGCGGTGCAGCTTTGGCGATGATGGTTGCGCCTGATTCTGCGGTGTGTTGACTGGTACTCACTTCGATTGCTCCTTTCGCGGTTGCTGTAGGCTAACTACCATCGTCGCACCTCCAACATATGCGGCAGCCTGCGCTTTTGGTCTGGATCGTCGTGGTTCGTTATTGTAAGCTGAATAGGCGGCTTATGGATCAGCCGTAAAGAACCTCAATAAAGACCTTTACGCACCAGATTACAAACCCGACCAAAAGGGCCGCAGCAATAAAGCTCACGGCCCAGTCTCTCATG